GGCAATCTGTCCAAACGTCGAGGTGGTTGGGTCACCGTTGATCGGCACGATGATGTTATACGCTGCCGCAGGCAGGTTGCGCACGCCTTTGTTGTTGGCATTGTCGCCAGCAGCCACGAAATCCGAATACACGATGTTGGGCGCAGATTCCGTCAGCACGTTGTCAGCAATCCCCGTGGTGCTGCAATTTTTGAACACGTTGCCGCCAGCCAGCCAGCCAATTGTGTTGGCGACCAAGATGGCGGGCATGTCCAATGCCCCAGTGAATGTGTTGTTTGCGTTGTGAACCGGCGACCTGAAGTACGGGTCCAGATCAAACGTGTTGTTTTGAAGAACAAGCTGTTTGGCTCCAGTGCCCGAACCAAGATCGGCGCAGAGGATGCCAATGCCTGGGCAGTCAAAGATCATGTTGTTCTGGAAGGACGCCGAGGCCAGATCCTGTCTGTTTGCAGAACCCACAACCGCAAGAATGACCCCCGCAAACCCAACCCCCATGCCACTGATGTTGTTGCCATTCACTTGAACGCCCGTGGATGGAACTTGCAAGATGATGCCGTGCGTTTGGAAGTAGGCTTCCGTCATCACGGGGTTTGAGAAAAAGTTGGGCGTCAGCCGGTCAAAAAGTTGGCCGTAGCCCCAAGTTGAGTACGTTGAGCCGCTGGGCAAAGTTCTGGCAATCGTGTTGTCGCAGCACCGAATGCCCCATTGGCCGATGACCACAGGCGTGCCGGTGTCGATGCCGTTGAGGTAGTTGTACGGATACGGAACCGAGTTGATACCGGGGAATGTAGGTAAGCCGCCGTTGGACCGTGCAATGCCTTGCGTGATGTAGATGCAAGCGTTAAGCGGGTTGACCAGCGTGTCAGTGACGATGTTGTTGGACACATCGATGGCAAACTGAGGCGTATTGCCTTCAATACCCGTAGCCGGAATGTCAATTGAAATGGGATTGCGCAAAGAACGCCGAATGATGTTGTTTTTCACCACAAGCTGTTTGGCACCCAGAACTTTGATGCCTTGGCAGGCCTCAAGGGTGTTGTCTGTGATGATTGTGGCCGAGCTTGGCACCGATGCGGCGTCCAATGAATGAACCGCAATTGCGTCATCGGTGACTCTGCGCAAAGTGTTGCCAGTGATGACAACATTCTCGCCTTGCACCACGCGCAACCCATCGCGGACAATGTAATCCAGCCGGTTGCCACTCATGATGACGTTCTTGCAATAGCCGAACGCCGTAGCCATGTAACGGGTCTTCTCAATCGTCAAATTGGTCAGACGCAAGCCATCGATGTTTTCGCCAGTCAGGCACTGCTTTTGGTTTGTCTCGTTCGTGTAGATCAGCGCCGTGCCAGTGATTTTGAAGTTTTCAAAGTTGACGTTCGTGGCGTTGGCAACGTAGAGCATGTCGTTACCACTGCGAGGCACGGTGTCTTTGTCGTCAAAAAATATGACCGACTGATCGCCCTGCCCACGAAGGGTAGTGTTTGAGTACATGACCCACCGGCTGCCCGCAGCATCACCTTTGCGGTACACCCCTTCAGGAATTTCAACCACGCCGCCGCCAATCGAGTTGACGTAATCGAACGCACTTTGAAACGCAGCTGTGTCGTCCGTGATGCCGTCCCCAACCGCCCCAAACAGTTTGACGTTTGCCGTCCCGTAAGTTACCGAGTTCACATCATTGAGCCAACTGGCTTCAATGACGGTGACGTTTGGGATGAAGTTTGTGGATGCCATTTAGTTACCTCAAGGAGTAATCAGGCCCAAATTGACCAGCGCCTGGTGAACCGCCGCAATCGTGACTGGCACACCAGTTTGCTGCAATGTTGGAGTGCTATTGTAGAACCCCAGATAGTTGGTTGCCGCGCCGACCATCACAGTGCCGTTCGGGCGTGCGACCAACGTAACGCCAGCAGTTGCTTCACCCTCTGCTGTGTAGACAGCAAGTTGACCAGCCACATTGCCTGCGGTCACTGGATAGTTGACTGCGGCTGTTGTAACAACTTGGCGTGTTGGCTCCAACGCCGTGCCACCTGGTGTGCCGTTGAACAAAGTTGTAGCGCCGCCAGCGTAGGGGTTCAACAATGGAACTGAACCAAACCGAAGTGTGTTTGTTGCAGCAACGGTTGCCGCACCCTGACCCGCAGTACCACGGCTGTATTGCGCAAAAATGCCGCTACCGATCCATGCTGTGTTAAATGTTCCATTGACACGAACGGCATGAGTTTCTGCCAATGTGTCGTAAGCATTCCCAATTTGGATAAGATGGTTACTTCCGACAGCCACATCTAATAGTGCAGCACCCGGAAGCACGTTTGCTGGCGTAGCTGGAGGCCATGCTTGTCCCAGATGGAATATGTTTGCAATTTGAATGTGCGCTGGGTCTGTGGAATCAACCACAATGGCGCGTCCGCAAAAATCGGAATAAAAGCTGCCGACCATAATGACTTTTGGCGCTCCGTATGTTCCGGTTGTCAAGAACAATGACACGGCAACGCCAAATGAGAAGATGCGGTCCATCCACAAGCCATCGACACGGTACAAGGTGATTTCAACGCAGTTAGCCTGCTGCCACTGAAGCACTGAATCAGCCTCGCTCCAGTATGTCCAAGCGTGAAGGCCATCAAACTTGCCAATGTCGTATACACGGTCAAAGGAAAAACCACGGTAAAAGAATTGACCTGTGAGGTTTTCGTATTGAAGGCGAACAGCGTAGTCCGTCAACACGCCCCGGTAAACGCCGTGAAAATGCACACGGTTTAGAAACAAAGTGCCTTGAGTGTTTTCAACACGAATGACCCAATCGCGCACGGCTGGAGCCCATCCCGGACCCGGTGCTGTGTGACCTTCTTCAAAAATGGCGATGTCAAAAAGACCAGCGCCTTTGTTTAAATTGCCCGTGACTTGAACCAATGGGCCTGTGGTCGAAGCATGGATCAGCCATGTACCCTTACCCGGCAATGTGATGGGTCGAGCATTGTCCAAGTCGAATGCGCCTTGACCGACCAGACGAACCATGCCGGTGATGTTAAGTGTGCCAACAATACGGTAGACCTTGGCGTCAAAGTGCAGTTCAATCTGACCACTGTTAGCCGCTTGAACGTAATTGATAGCTGTCTGAATGGCAGCAGTGTCGTCGGTTGAACCATCGCCAACAGCGCCAAAATCTGCCACATGAACAATCTGGCGCATCTTGTCTTGCGCCGAAATCGAAACCGCGCCTGAGCCAGCCTGCGTAAAGCCAATCCAGTCAGACCCAGTGTTGGAAGCCAGACTTTGTACAGTGCCAGTCTGGCCTTTGAACCCGGTAAACGAAATGTCAGCTGCGGTGCTGCCAGCATTGATGCCCGTAATGTCATCCCATGTGGCAATCAGCACATTGGTGCTGGTCATCAAGACAAACTTGTAGGCCACACCATCTGTCAGCCAGACTTCACTGCTTCCGGGAACTCGGCCAGCGGCATCCAAGATGATCGGATTAGGCTGGGGCGTAGCCCCGGACGAGGAAGTGTAGGTAGTCTGGGCTGTGGTGGTGCCCGCAGCGTAGGAATACAGCTTGCCACCCGACAACGGATCGCCGTTGTTGTCAAAGAACTGAGCGCCAGCGCCGCCGACAGGAGATAGGATTACAGGCACGGGGTGGCTCCTTATGCAAGGAATTTGAGTTTGTAGAGCGTGCTGAGATACTGCCCTACGATTTCGTCGATGATATTTTGCAGTGGGGTGTCGGACTTGTCCACTACGTCATAGCGCATCTTTTCAACATCGGCCAGAGAGTCTTCCAAAAACTCCACCACATTGCCCGTCTTCTTGGCGCTCATCAGGCTAATTGGCCCTATCAGGCCGTGCCGTCCTTGGTAGGCTTCTGCAAACTTGTCGGCCAGTTCGATGACGTTGTCATAGAACTCGTTGAGCGCCGAGTGCTTGGCAAAACTGCGGGTGTTCAAATGCACCGAGTGTGTGACATCCCGAGCCAGGAACAGCGTACCAATGAAATCAGCGCATGACATTTTCTTCCTCCATCATCGGAGTCTCACGAGGCAGTTGTGGTGACCCGGTCACCAAGTCGCCGGTGTCCACAGCCGCCGCAATCGTGCCCATCACGATGTCTTGAATCTGCTCGGGCGTCATGCTGGCCTGGACGGCTTTGATCCGGTTGGTTTCAGCATTGTACGCATCGACCTCGGCTTTGAACTCCTTGATCTGCACGTCGCGGGCTTCCATCGACTGCTGCACGTTTTGCAGCATACCCACCATCTGCTGCATCTCTTGGCCCATAGCCTCGATCTGCTGTTTGGCTGCAGCCAATGCCGGGTTGTCCTCGTCGTCGCCGATGATGGCAGGGTCGATGACCTTGGCAAAGCGTTTTGCCATCTCCTGCGCGCCCGGCCAGTCCATGTTCTTGATGAACAGATCGCCAGCAACTTGCCACAGTTGCGGGTTGCCCTGCAGCAGTTGCGCCATGGCCTCCAGCGACTCCTGACGCTTGGTCTGAAAGCCTGGCCCGGTGATGACACGCACATCGTACTTGCCCACGCCGGGGTTGTAGATCTTCTCAATCACGATGCCGCGCTCGTCCACGATCTTCTTGACGGGTTCTTGCTGCATCGGGTTGATCTTGACCATGCCCGACTCGCCATCTTCCTGAATGATACGGGCGATGCGCTCGGTGTCGTAGATTTTCGGGATCAGGTCCACCAGTTGACGCCCCACGTACCGGATCATGCGGGCGTAGTTGTCCACATAGTGATAGGTGCCGGTGTCAGACTCGCGCTGGCGGGCCAAGATGGCCTTGCCGGAGCGTTCGTTGGACGCCTGCCCAAGAGAAGCGTTGTACTGCCCGGTGACGCTCTTGATGTCGTCAGCAGCGCCCATTTTGGCCTGTATGAGGCCCGTTTGAGGCAGCGGCGGGGCAGCCCTCTGCGGCAGCGGCAAAACGGCTCCTTGGCCGTCTGTGACATCAGGGTTTACCTCTAGATACGGCCAGTTTTGAGTGTTTGCAGTCTTCCACTGCATCTCATAGCCCTCAAACTGCCCGCCGTAGCCAATAAATGGCGCTTTGGGGGCAAGGGCCAGCATTTCAGCCTCTTGGCTCGTCCAGTAGTTGTACATGCGCTGCGCATCTTTGGCGTTGCGCACCAAGCCGCTGACGTACAGACGGCCTTCAACCTCAAACTCGTTGCCCACGCAGCGGATCACTGGAATGTGCGAGCCAGCCCAGTCGGCGCGCTCAAGCACCTCGTAGCCGTTGATCTTGAGCCACTTGACGCGCTTGCGGTCGGACGGGCGTGAGCGCAAAGGCTTGCCAAACTGCATACGCAGCATCTTGTCCTCTGGCGTGCCTTGGAAAGCCGTCAGGTTGCCGGGGTACAGGTTGAGCGTTTCGCGGGTATTTTCGATGTAGAAGTACTCAGCGATGCGAACCGTGTTCTCGTTGAGCCACTGGCTAATGGACTGGTCGCCCACGCCCAGCGTTTGCAGGGTGGTCAGCGGCGAAGCGTCAGGAAACTGCCGTTCGTACTCGTCGCGCGGCAGGTCTTCGGTGATAAAACACCAACGGGCGTCGGCTCCGCACGGGTCTTGGATCAGCGGGTCCATGTAGACCGAAAAACTGTTCCTGATGCGCCCGATTTTGATGTCCTGATTGAACGTGGCCGGGTCGCAGTACTCGGTGAGGATGCGAACATAGCCCTCACCGTAGGCAACCTGGTTCTCGCAGGCGGTGTCGTAGGCTACGTCGGCGTCCGAGATGTACTCGATGTGCCGGATCACGCCGTTGAAGATCTCAGCGACCTCCACATCGGCCTTGTCGTCCACTGGGATGACCTTGGGCTGCGGGCGGTTCAGGCGCTGCTCATTGGTGACCTGATGAACGTGCTGGGGCAGCTTGTTGATCGTCAGGCAAGGCCGTGCGTTGATGGTCTGGCCTTGCACTGCGCCTCGCGTAGCGAGCACATCGGCGGGCCATTGCCAGTGGTTGTCAGGCGATCCTGCGTAAAAACGCAGGTCGTCGAGTTCATCTTCGCGCGATTCTGACAGCGCAGAGATCGCCATGTCCAAGCGGCTGCGAGCGGTGGACAAAACGTCTGCATCGCTCTTGTCTTTGGCCGAGCCGCCCTCGCTGACTGCGCCAGCAGCGACAACGCCTGTGTAATCTTGAGCCATGGTTTATTTCTTCTTCGGCGGTTTGGCCGCTGCACGTTTGACGCTGTACGCAATCGCCACTGCCTGCTTGACAGGCTTGCCAGCCTTGACCTCGGCCTTGACGTTTTTGCGAAAAGCCTCTTTGGATGTGGATTTTACAAGTGGCATCACTTCCCCTTCATTGGCTTCTTAGCCGTCTTGGCCGATTCCTTAAACGCCTTGGCCGTAGGCGCTCCCGGTGCGCCAGGCTTGCGCATCTTCTCGCCAGAACCGGCCTTGATGCGCTCGCGTTTGGCGTGGATGTTGGCGTAGAGTCCCGGTTTTGTTGCCATGATCAGCACTTCCATCGTTTAAGTGACGCCTTGGCCCGCTCGGCGTCGCCTTTGGCGTGCTTGACAACGCCCTCCATGCGCGCACAAAACGAGGCTTTTCGGCCCGCATCAGCTTTGGTTTTGGGGTTTGGAGCTGGTGCTTTGAGTTTGGAGCCAGTTTCGCGGTTGTACTTCTCGCGGCCCTTGGCTGTCAAGCCCGCACCCTTGGACACCGGCAGCTTCTCGCCGCGCCCTACGCTCAAAGATACGCTCTTTTTTGCCATCACGCCCCCATCCAAGAGGTTGAAACGCTGTTGTAGCTGGCTGACCGAGGCCCGCGCGGCTTGTCCTCGCGCGCTTCGCGGTGCGCCACGGGGAAAGCAAACGTCAACGCTATCGCATCAGCGGCGTCGGGGCTTGCCAAACCACGGGCTTTCATGTCTTTTTTGCTCTCCAGGAAGATACTTCCACGGGAATCGGGCTTCATCATAGGCGAGATCAGGTCGCTTTTCAAGAACTTGTCCGTGGGCAGGCTCGCTGACTTGAGCCACTCCCGCATTTCGCCCCAGATCTCAGCCCTTTTGTTGCCGTACATCGCCGGGTTCTTGGACTTCCACCCAAAGTTTACACCTTTTATCTTGTAGCGCTGCTCTTTGAGCCTGTCAACCACCCCGGCCCCCAGCCCACCCTCGTCAATTGCCACGATCGTGGGCTTGAACTCGTCGATGGCGTCGATTACGTGCCCCACCACCGTCATGGTGTCGTCGCCCCGGTAGCGCAGGATCTTGATGATGTCGCGCCCTTGGCGCACGGCGATCACCGTCGAGTCCGACCCGAACCTGGCCGGGTCCACGCCGATGACCACCGGCGCAGAGTTGTCCTTGTAGGGCTGGCGCTGCATGGCCTCATCGACGATGTGGCTGGAGATGAACTGATCGTCGCCTGCGCCGGGGAACTCACCGTAGACTTCGACGTGCGCCTGCGTCGAGTCCGGCCCATATTCCGCAATGATGGCCTCGTAGGTCTGTTTGTCAGTGCCCTCGACCGTCCTTGCATCGACTGTCTTGGTCTTCCAGAAGTCCCGTTTGGAGTGGAACGTCTCGTAGAAGTACCCCGAGTTGCGCCGTGGGTTGGAAAACGCCAGCCAGAACCGGTGCGGCGTGTTTTCCGTAAAGAACCCGCTGGTGACCGACCAGATGCCGTCTGCAATACCCGATGCTTCGTCAAATATGACGCACACCCCATCGAAGTTGTGTACGCCAGCGTAGGCGTCCGGGTTCTCTTCCGACCACAGCCGCCCCTCGACGCCCCAGTAGCGGGTGCCCTTCTTGAGGTCGCGCTCGACCAGCTCGGTAATCCACTTGGCAGGCATCAGTCTGGTAGCGCTTACTTCAAACCAATGGCTGTGGATTGCCATTGCCAGCCACTTGGTGATCTCGGCCCAGGTGACCGAGCGCAGCTGGCTTTCCGAGTTGGCCGAGATGATGGTCGTCGAGCCTATCCGTGTGGTCAGCATCCAGATCGTGATCCAACTGACCAACGCCGACTTGCCGATACCCCGCCCCGATGA